GATAATTCTGTATCTTCTACAACATCAGCAGTAGTTTCTAACGTGAATCCTGTCAATTCTCCAATTGCAGTTCCACCAGCCTTGACTACGCCTTCTTTTCCGTGGTGTGTTGCCATTTTTGTTCCTTATTAGTTTTTGGTTTGTTTTCTTTTTCTTTCTTATAGCCAAGTTCTAAAAAATTATCAAGTTGTGTTTCATTGATAATTACTTCGTGACCATCTTTATATAATTTTATGTCTTTAGCCATATCGCTTTTTACTACTTATCTTCCTCTCCGTCAATATCATCTTCTTCAAAATCTTCATCTAAATCATCATCAAATTCATCTTCAATACCATCATCATGTTCTCTATGCTTTTCAATTAAATCTCTTATTTCAGCACACATTATTGAAATCTTATCTGTGATTTCTTCTATTTCATCTATTCTAGTTTCTATTTTATCTAATGATTTATCTGACATTTATTCTATGGGGTTGCTGATTGATGTTCATACATTACTCTAATTGTTAATAAGACTGCACCATAAGGGAATAATGTACCAGCATCTGTTTCAATAGAGATTACTTCTGTATCTAATGCTTTATTGTTTCTTGTAATATCTGATTCAAGTTCTGTTTCAATAGCACTTGCTACTGTATTTCTTTGAGTATCTATATTGCTATCAGTTCCTGTGACATATGCAGTTACACCAAATTCTAAAACATTGATTCTAGTTTTAGCTCCACTTCCTAATTCTGAATCTTCTTTTGTTTCTTCAATAGTCTGAACTAATACTGCTGGATATTGTTGTTGAGATAATTCATCTAATTGAAAAGGTTGTCTAGTCACTTTCTTAATAGATGGACTTGATATACCTGAAATAGTTGAAACTATGTGACTTGCAATATCTTCTCTAACACTCATAATCCTAAACTCTTAATTTGTTTCTTAATAAATCTTTCATAGTTTTTTTGTATGACTTTTTCAACCTTTTTATTAAATCCAAAAAACTTTCTGACAGGCAAATTACCTTGTCCTGTTTGATGCCAAAATGCCTTTGTAGCTTCTCTTTGACTTCTAAAAAAAACTTGAGCTTTATTCTTTGATACTACTTTAGATGATATAGATTGCAACATTCTATTTGTATCTTCTAAATCTACTCTGCTCTTACCTTTTAGTTCTTGATACATAGTAGAATAACCTACAAACTTTCTATTGTGCATATCAAGTCCTCTTTTATTAGTTCTGTCAACTACAATAGTTTTAAGATTTTCTCCAGCTTGATCTAAACCCATTCTAATTATTTGAGGAAACTTATTTATAAATTTAATATACCTAGCTTGAACTTTTTTTACATTAGAATGTATTTTTATATCTAATGCCATTATCTATTTAATCTTCTGAATCCATGTAATGGCTCTCTTTCATTTGATACAATAGTACCTGATCCATCAGTATCATATTCGACACCATCTTCTAAAATTGATTGCCATTCTTTGTTATATTCTGACATGTAATATTCTGCCATTCTTTCAAATCTATCTTTTTCTGCTTCTGGTCTAAATTTAGATAATGCTGGACAGAAGAATCTTCCTAAAAATAAATATACACCAGCTCTTTCAAACTGATCTAAATTAACTTTTGTATTAACCATCTCTGCAGTATTTAGAACTGTTATATCTGTAAAGATATTTGTTTTATATACAGGCCACCATTCAATTCTTAATGCTCTTAAAATATCATTTGTAGTTTGTGCTAAAAAGTTTGTTGTTTCAGTTGCACTTGTTGATATTCCAAAATCAAAAGCATCTGGTTGATATTTAGTAATATCAGAAGTCGTTATAACATCAGCACCTGTATAATTAGCCATTTTATAATACCCAAATTAATAAAATAACTGCAATAACCACACCAGCAGAAACTTTAGGATTAGCTTTCGCTAATTTCCAATATTTATCTATTTTTTTCATTTCTTTTTCCTTGTCTTTTTTTTAGGTTTTAATTTTACTACTTTCTCTACAATATCACTTATTTTAGATTTTTTAATTTCTTTTTTTTCTGCATTAACAGGAGTGAAACCTCTTAATTCAAAATGTTTCTTATTAGCTTCGTATTGTGCCTTTGGTCTTATTATTGTTTTATTTCCATTTGTTAATTTAATGTCCATAAGTTCTCCATAGTTAAATGTGAGGGCAGTTGCCCACCCTCACAAAGTATCCAATTATTATTGGATTGATGAATCAGAATGTACTTCAACACCATATGAATCGTTTAACTCTCCGACACCATATACTGCTGTTGCTACAATCTCGTCAGCTCTTAAAGATGCATCTCTTTGCGTTTCAATTTTCAAATCTTGCATCATAGCCATAGCTAAAGCATCACTGTGGAATACACCTTGTTTGTAATCTCCACCTGTACCTGTGTTAGCAATGTTTGTTGTTTCATAGATTGGAACTCCACCTAATCTTCCAACAAAACCATTTCTTAATGCTTCGTTTGCTAAATCATTACCATTTGCATTTGCAAAAGTATTAGTCAAATTAGCTTTAAGATCATAAGCTACCATAGGGTGTATAACTGTTGATACTCCGTCCATAGATACTCCAGCATTTCTTACATTTGCAATCGCTTGAAATACTAACGCCGCAGTTAATGCCGCATCATTGGCACCTACTGCTGTACTAAAGCCATCAAATAATGCTGTTAAGTCTTGATCTTGTTTTTTTGCAATCGCTTCGCCAAAAAGTTTACCAATGTCCGCCGCTACATTTCTTGGAGCAGAATTTCTTGCTAAATCAGTTAGTGTTGTCATTATTCCAACTTCTGATGCTGTGATAGTCACAGAAGATGGATTGATTGCAGTGTTAGATAAATCAGTTGCTTCGTTAACTGCTGCTGCAGAAACTGCAGAGTAGATTGGAACTTCAACTGACTTTCCACCACCTGTTATTGCATAATTTTTTACAAGTGGTCTCATAATAGATTGCTCACTTGCTACAAATAATGCTTCTGCCACAATCTCAGTATAGAGTTCCGAGAGTGTAGAACTTGTGCTTTCGTTTGCCATTTTATTTGTCCTTTATTATTTATTTGTTAAATTAATTTGAGTAGGTTTTGAATCTCGAAGTTTACGATACTCTGCATACTTCTGACGATCTTCTGCCTTACTCATATCTAAATCCTGAATGTTAAAAGGTTTTACAGTTTTACCCTCGATAGCGCTCTGGCTTCCTGTTCCAGCAATAGACCCTTGACGGAAATGTGGGTTACTATCTAAAAACTCATTAACTTTTTCTTCAATCGTTAATGCTTCTCCTTTTTCGTTATACCTAATATTTTTATTATTATCAAGTATTTCAACCTTATTATCATCTGTAAGTCTAATCTGATCTTTTAATAAAGATACTACCTGACTAGGAGATATTGCTTTATTTCTTGATGCTACTGATAAAATCTGATTATCAACTCTTTCTTTTTTAATCTCCATCTTCATATTTTGGATTTCAGAATCTTTTTCAGATATTCTTTCTTGCATTAATTTTTCAAGATCAGCTTTAGTTTTTGCTTCTTGAATTTGTTTCTCTTTCAAAGCATTTTCTTCAGCTTTCTTTACTTCATCTAATTGTCTTTGATGTTTTGACTTTTCTGATTCTAATCTTTGCTTGATTATATTATCAAGTTGTTCTTGAGTAAAAGTCATTTCTTTTGCCTTTTCTACTATTGGTGTTTCAGTTGTAGATTCTGATGTTTGATTTTGAGATTCAACAATCTTTGTTTCTTCGGACATTTATACTCCTATTCTATTATTATGTTTCCGCTTTCATCATACCAATCAGGATTGACAAAGCTCCATTGATGACGACAGTTATATCCTCCACGAACGATAAATGGGTCTCCACCTTTTTTACCTTTCCAATTTCGTTTCCAAAGTTTTCTAACTTCATCTTTCGTAAATAATCCACCATTTCTTTTATCATATCTTCCTTGTCTGACAAGCCTACAATGATCTCTAGTTGTAGGGATAACATTACCTAGATAAACTGCATATGTTAATCCAGCTTCATCTGATTTTGCAAGGTTAAGTTGTGCATCAAATTCTCTTAAAGAATCATTTAATATCTGACCAGCATATCTTTTCATATTCTCGCCAGCTCTATCTCTTGCAAATTTTGATTGTAATGTCTGAATATTCTTGTCTAATTTCTGCCTTAATGTTTTAGCCTGTGCAGTTCTTCTATCTAATTTTCTAATTTTTACTTCATCTTTTTTTATAGAATTGACTAATCTTTCAACATCTTCATCTTTTGCACTTGCATATATTCCATTGATAGTTCTGCCTAATTCTATTTCTAAATCAACAGGATCAGCTCCTAT